CAATCTTACGAATTGATGATGCACCACGACCTACTGGGTCAGTAATGAAGTAGTGTGGGTAATACACAGCAGAGTGGCTATATCCAGAAATTGCAGCAGCGGTTTGAAGTGCTTGAGCAACTGTACGGGCTGCTGGAGTCTCTACAACAACGAAGTGTTTTCCACTTCCTGCTGCCCAAGGAATTGCTGTTGCATAGATAAGACCAGCAGTGTTAGCACCCATAAGCACATCAAGTGCTGGGAAGAAAACAACCAATGGTCTGTCGATTTTGTTGAACTCTGCAACGTATCCAGTTGAGTTGTCGTTAAAGTCTGCTTCAACGATTGTTCCACCGTTTGCTCCACCAGTTAATGGGAATACGGTTGTTGCTGGAGCGTTTACTGCATCAAGTACGGTTACACGGATGTGACCAGAGAGTGTATTGACTACAGTCTCTGCATAATCGCTTGATGTTACTGGAGTAAGAACGAGATTCTCATAAGATTCTAGAAGAACATCGTTTGTAATATCTGATGCGGTTCCTGTGACTCCCTCTTTGTAAACAGCGAGGTCATAGTAACCAGAACCAGCAGTTCCTGCGGATAACTTAACACGAAGGTTGTTTCCCTCTGTTCCTTTATCACGAGCATCAACTTTGATAACGTTTCCAACTCCTGATGCTCTTGTAATGGTAACACCTGCAGTAACTGCATCTGCTGGAAGCATACGCTTCACATAAAGTTCACGTCCTCCATTTTGGAAGAACGCAGCAACCTGAAAGGTTGCTGGGTAGAGGGCGTTATACCCTCCAAAGTACTTGGTAAATTCATACCAAGTGTTAACAAGTGTTGCTGTGGTAGGTCCACTAGCAAAAGTGCCAACTACTGCTCCCGCCGCTGTTGCATTGCCTGTAACAGTAATAGGTGCAGCAAGTAGCCGTTCGCTCAGGTACACACCTGGGCGTTTGTATACTGACATTCTTTTCTCCTAACTAAATTAGTTTTGTCCAGTTTGTTGCGTAATTGTGAAACTACCGAGACCTGCATACTTACTGCGAGGGGTAAGAGGTCTCCCCGTGTTGTTAATTTTCTGCACCTTATAGAGTTCTTTATGGGCTGCTTGTGAGATTTCGGATGAAACTCTCACAGTTATTGCGTTAACGAAGAGACGTTTAGATGCCTCAACGGTATCGCGTTTAGCAACATCCAACACATCAAGACGACGAACTGTGTCATCGGCTTCAGGAAGGATGGAGCCAAACCTGAGCGGGAGTCTTGTAAACAAGAGTTCGCTCAAAATCTGTCGGTCGTGTCGTGGATTACGAGCATAAATCGTAATTTGATAGTCGATATTAATTGGAATTGGCATATCAACTTTAAACCCTTTATTACTTGGAACAGAAGTAGGACGTAGATACGCACTTTCTCTTGTTCCATCAAGTACGCCTCGCATAGCACGAGCACGGTCTTCTAGAACATCAATCATGTCAATGGTGATGTATGGGTAGTTCTGGTCGCGTAGTTCTTGGTCAGGCATACCAAACCAAACTCCTACAGGACGTGGAGTTGCTTCTTCGTTTGCTTTCTGGTCAAAGACAGTAATGCCTTTGAGCAAGTCTCTAAGGGCTTTGTCTTCTGCTAAGAACAATGCTCCTACGGTCATACTGCACCACCTAACAATCCTTTTGCTCTCTTCAACAAGAAACTTTCTGCAGTTTCTGGTCTATTAGCAAAACGACGGATAGCAGCGGTTGGTTGAGTGTTAGGGGTTCCGTACTCTAGATTTGAAATTTCTTCTTTAATATCCTCTGGGATATTAACTTTGAACTCGTTATTTACATAACGGACAGAGAGACGATTAGCCAATGATGGGCTCCAGCCACTTGCTACGCACTCTTTGCGTAACTGGGCAGTCATGACTACTGCTGTGTCTTTTGCTGCCTGACGTGCTACCTGAGTTAAGTTAGCGGTCTTCACGTCGTGACTTCTTCTTCATCGCTTTAGAAAGGGCTTGCTGACCAAAATAACCAGCGAGTAACCCAATTAAAAAAGTATGCTGACTGTTCGGTCGTATGCCGTACATACCTTTGATGAATTCGTCACGTTCATGTGCAGAGTGCATATCAGCAACCTGCTCATACCATGGGGTAGACACGCAAAAACCTCCTAGAGGTGAGCAAAACAATCAGCAAGTACTACAGTAAAAATCCGCATGACTTTTACTGCTCACAAGAATAAAGCCCCCGAAGTTAATTCGGGGGCTTAACTATCATTTCTTTTTACGCCATTATTACCCTCACGGGCTTGATGGGGGCTTTTCTATTACTTCTTTTTCTTTCCTTTGGACTTAGAGGACTTAGAGGACTTGGACTTCTTGCCTTTGCCCTTCTTTGCAAATTTACGGTTTGCAGCAGCAAGAGTCTTCATTCCGTGCTTGTTGTTAGGTTGCATACATCCACATGTTGCACACATGTCTTTCTCCTATCTATGTCTTGCCGTTTTTTTGGCAATGTCTTTGGGTTGCTTTACGAACTGCTTTCCTTCTTTGTTACCTTTGGCTTTGGCACGATTAGTGGCAGCCTTCTCGCCAGGGGTTAAAGAATCCCAGGCTTTTTCTGGAAGGTAACGCTTTTTGCCTTTTGATGGCTTACCGTCAGAAGTTTTCCACTTCTGTGCAGTCCACTTCTTTAAAGACTCTTGCGACTTTTTTACAGCCATTAGTCTTTGTAACCTCCACCCTTCTTCTTGTATTCAGATGCAAGAAGTTGAGCCTTACGTGCAGACCATTCTCCTGGGTCTCCACCTTTTGTACCTGCTTTAATCTTGTTGAACAAAGCCTTACGCATACCAGGCTTGGTGTAGTTACCTGCCTCGTTTACTTTGGACTTTGATGCTTTTTTAACGGGCTTCTTTTTGGCTGCCATTATTTACCCTTCTTTGATTTGCGTATTTTTTTTGTTGCGGGAACGCAGTTGGGAACTTTCTTGCCGTTCTTGTTCTTCCAACCTTTTTGAACGTACCCCTCCCAACAAGGACCTCTTTCTGCCATTATCGACCTTGCGTTCTGTGAGGGTTTGCTTTGTGCCATTGCTTTACTGCTTTGACACCTTGCTTAATGTTTTTAGACCCACTTTTTTTAGTGAGGTTAATCTTGTCGTACGACTTTTCGTTTTTTTGCATGATTACTCTTCAGATTCAGCAGACTCTTCTGTTACCTCTAATGCTGCAACTTTTGCAAGTGCTTCTTCTAATCTAACAATTAAACGTTCATCATTGTTAGCAGTTTTTGCTGTTTCTAACTCTGCTGTAAGAGTTGCAGTCGCTGCTGCTTTTTGTTCTGCGTTCATTGGACTTCCTTCGTTGATAGGGCGTACTGTTTAAATTGTGGGTCATTGACCAACTCCTCAGAGTTGACCTCAGTGCAATCAACCGTGACTACTGCCCAGTTGTAACCAAAGTGACCACGGGGATTTACACGAGTTGGATTAAACACATTACCTCTGTAAAGGATACGGTCTTTAATGTGTTTTTGAGGGTTGACTAACATCTCAGGAACAAGTCTTTGAACATCTCCTACGTTCAACACTATTCTAAGAGAGTCGACTACGTAGAAACCGCGTTCGTTCATTTCGTTTCCTCCACGAACCAATTGTACGGTTACGCAAGGCATATTGAAAGGAAGCATCCAACGACGACCTTCTCCAGGGGTGAAACTAGAGGTGTCGTATACGTCGTCTACGATAGCGGTAACGTTCTCATCTAGGTAGTACTCACTCCACCTAAACCAGTCAACATCAACACCTACAGGATGCTGTATGTCTTCCTTTATGGATTCATACATTCGCTTTTGTTCAAAGTCCATGTTGAAACGGCCTTGCATCCTGCTGCCTCGCATCAAGACTCCTTATAGAACTCTAAGTTCTTCTTTAGACGTTTGTCTGTAGGGTTAAGGTTAAGGGCTTCTTGACCAAACGTCAGGGCTTCCTCTTTATAACCTAAATTATGAGCAGCAATTGCTGCTATGTCATAGGGAAAATCGCTCCACACTTTAGGGTCATTTAGGTATTGAAGAGGCTTTTCTTTAATCTCAATCGCTCTTAAACAAGATGCGTAACACTCTCTCCATAATTCGTTTTCGTAGTAGTACTCTGCTAGTTCTACCCATGGTTCTCTACCTTCTGGATATTCAAGAGCAGCCTTCTTAAACCATTCTTCTCGTTCCTTACCTTCAGAACATTTAGCAATATACCTCATAGAGGCAGCACGTTCTGGTTTCCATACGGCTCGTTTTAAAGACAGATGGCGTTGAAGTTCTTCTTTAGCCTTGTCACACATTTGATGAAAAAAGTATTCCCGTCCTAAATAATGAGAGTTACGGTCATCTTCAGGGTCTTCAGCAACAGCCAGTTCTAACATGGGGAAATATTGACTACGAGATTTTGATTGGTCTGGATGATGGTGAATTTGTAGCCCAATCCACTCTTGGACTTCTGGTATTAGGTAACTGTTTAATACTTCGTGTACTGGATGTTTCCAACGATATCCTTGACGAGCATGAATTTTATCTCCACCGTAAACAAGTCCTTCTGAACCATCTGCGTTCCAAGACCACACGTATTTATATCGTGGTCTTGTTACAGTGCTTGGTGTTTTTTCTATATGTTCTCTCCAACCTGGAGCAAGAACTTCGTCAACGTCTAAAGCAATACAATAATCGATGTCTGTAGGAATATGAGAAAGAGAAGCATTGCGAGCATCATCAAAACGCCAGGGTTTAATTCGTATATCTACGACGTGTATCCCTAACTCACGGGCTAATTCAACTGTTCCATCAGTAGACCCAGTATCAGCAAGAAGAAAAAAGTCTGCTTCTTTTGCTGACTCATACCACCTTTGAACAAATTGTTTTTCGTTTAAAGCGATGCTGTAGACCGCTATTTTCATATTGTACTCCGTTTAGTTTATATTCTTAGCCCTGATGAACCCATTCCTGAATGTATAGCGCAGTTGTAATAAACAGGGCTTGTAAAGTTGTAGGCTATTACGGCAGTTACCTTTCGGTTAGTAGCACTCGCACTCCAAGCAGCAGAATACGCAGTAAATGTTGTGTAGGTATAAGCGTCTATAGTGTAAGTAACTCCTTGTGCTGAGTTAAGAGCAGAGGCTGTGTTGTCTTGAGCAGAAGACAGATAGAACGGATGACCGTCAACGGTATCGCTAGATACGTCAAATACATAGGTCATTCCTGGAAGTAACTTTAGTTGTGGGGTTTGAACGCCATCAACAAAGTAGTAATTACTTCCAAGGACAGACTGCACAGTAATAATATGAGTGATGACTGCTGTACCAGCAGGTCCAGCGTTACCTTGAACTCCAGCAGCACCTGTTGGTCCTGTTGGTCCTGTAGGTCCTGCAACGTTTGAATCAGCACCTGTTGGACCAGTTGGTCCAGTTACTGTTGATGCTGGTCCAGTAGCACCTGTTGGGCCAACACCGCCTTCTGCACCTGTTGGTCCTGTTGGTCCTCCTACTCCAGTAGCACCTGTTGGTCCTGTAGGTCCAATAGAGCCAACTGGTCCAGTAGGTCCAGTAGGTCCGTCTGGTCCTGTTGGGCCAGTTGGTCCACCAGAGGGACCTGTTGGTCCTTGTGGTCCAGTCGGTCCCTCTGGTCCACCAGAAGGTCCTGTTGGTCCTGTAGGACCTGCAGCACCTGCTGGACCTTGAACGCCTTGTTCAATGCTTACCCAAGCGGAACCATTCCAATACTTTAACTGTGGCATTATGACAACCTACTCCAATATCGATGCGTCATATTACTAAACGAGTCTCGTGTTGTTGGCAAATCTGACGTAGAAGAAGCAGAGCCCGCCATTCTTGGAGAAGCAGCAAGAATTGCAGTAGAGGCGGAACCACCAGCCACTGATGCGAGGGTCGGGGGTGTAGAAGCAACTACAACCACGGCTACTGCATAACGGCTACCTGCAGTTAGTGTGTAAGAAGTTGGATAACTACCAGTTGAATCTAATGCTCCTGTGTAAATGCTGTTTGAAACAGTAAATCTTGATGAG